CTACGTTCCCCGACTACAAACCACGCGTTGGCGCCAGCAAGAACAGTGCGCCTAAGGTGCGCTCTACGCGGTTTGGTGACGGATATGAACAACGCGTACAGTTCGGCCTCCAACAAGACCCGAAGGAATGGACACTGGAATGGAACGTAACTGACGAGGACTCAGCCATCATCGAGGCATTCTTCGAGGCCCGTGGCGGTTCTGAGTCGTTTGACTGGACGCCACCCGACACCAGTACCAGCTACAAGTGGGTGTGTAGCGAGTGGCAGAAGACAATCGACGATCCATTCCGCGCTGTTATCCGAGCCACCTTTCGGCAAGTATTTGAGCCGTGACCGCACCTGCACTGTGGCAAGCCAGTTACGCCTACAACGTCGGTGATGTTGTACAAGCCACGATCCCACCAGCAACGGGATTCTTTTTCCGCTGCACGGTTGCCGGTACAACTAGCGCGACGGAACCATTCTGGCCAACGATCATTGGTAATACCACTGTCGATGGCACCGTTACATGGATGGCGGTCACCATCCTGTCAGGTGACTTCCAGACATCTAACCCCAGCGCAATTATTGAGCTGTTTGAGCTGGAGTTGGTCACTGCCATCCACGGCAGCAACGAAATTTACCGCTTCCACGCTGGCACCAATCTCGTAAACAACGGCGATATTATCTGGCGTAGCAATAGCTATCTAAAGTTTCCGATTGAAGCGGACGGATTTGAATATAGCGGCCAGGGTACATTACCGCGACCCAAAATTCGCGTTAGCAACATTTTCGGAACTGTTACCGCCATCATTCTGAGCTTGCCGGTCGGACTGGAAGGCGCCAAGGTAACACGCATCCGCACACTGGCAAAATACCTTGATGCGGCTAATTATCCGGTAAGCGGAGATGTACTCTTACTGGAAGATAATGACATTCTTCTACTAGAAGACGATGGCAGCATCCCTCTAGAGCCAACCAATCCAACCGAAGACACCAGCGCCGAGTTCCCGCGTGAAATTTATTACATCGACCGTAAAAGCAGCGAAAACCGCAATTTGGTCGAGTTTGAGCTGGCAGCCAGCTTTGATCTTGCTGGTGTACGCGCACCCAAACGGCAATGTATCGCCAACCTGTGTCCATGGACCTACCGTTCAGCCGAGTGTGGCTACACAGGTACCAACTACTTTGACGCTGCAGACCAGCCTGTATTGAGCGCCGGTGGCGATGTATGCGGCAAACGGCTTAATAGTTGCCACCTGCGTTTTGGGCAAAATGCTGAATTACCCTTTGGCGGCTTCCCGGGCGTTGGTACAGTCAGCGGATGACAATGACCTGGCGTACAGCAGCACTGCAACATGCCAAGGCGGAATATCCGCGTGAAGCGTGTGGACTGTTGGTGGTCATCAAAGGCCGTAAGCGGTACATTCCATGCCGCAACCAAGCGGTAGCGCCAGACCAGATGTTTGTGCTGGCAACTGAGGATTACGCTGCCGCCGAAGATCAAGGCGACATCCTCGCTGTTGTCCATAGCCACCCCAGCACACCGCCGCATCCATCACCGGCTGACCGTGCCGCCTGTGAAGCCAGCGGTCTACCTTGGTACATCGTCAACCCCAACCTAGAAACCTGGGGTGAGTGCAGACCCTGCGGCTACAAGGCACCGTTGATTGGCCGTGAATGGGTCTGGGCTGTCCACGACTGCTGGACACTAGCCCGCGACTGGTACGGCGAACAAGGCATCCAGTTACGCGACTGGGAACGCTGCAACAACCCCGAAGACTTCCAGGCAAAGCCGTACTTTGATGACCGCTGGAAGGCCACCGGATTCCGTGAACTGCTACCAGAAGAGGAGCTGGAACCAGGCGATCTACTGTTCATGAGTATCGCCAGCCCCGGTCTCAACCATTGCGGCGTGTACCTAGGCGACCAGATGGTGCTGCACCACATGCAGAGCCGTTTAAGTAGCCGTGACCTTTATGGTGGGTGGCTACTAAAATGCACGGGGAGGAGGTTGCGTCATGCTGCGTAAGATCAAACTCTATGGCGCCCTCGCCAAGTTCGTCGGTCATCGTGTGCTGGAGGCGGATGTCGCCACTGCCGCCGAAGCCGTCCGTTTTTTGGTGTCCAACTGGCCGGAACTTGAAGGCCACATGGCCAAGCAGTATTACCGCGTCCACACTGCCGGCGAAGACCTGACGTTAGATGACATCCACAATCCAATGGGCTGCGAAATTCAGATTATCCCGGTTATGGCTGGCGCTGGCGCCATCGGTAGGATTTTGCTTGGTATTGCATTGATCGTAGTTGCGTCTGTGTTCACATTTGGCACTGTTGGTGGTTTATTTGCCGCTGGGGCGCTTAATGCCGCAGTTTTCGGCTTGGGCGCTTCATTGATCATAGGTGGCGTAGCCCAGTTACTTACACCAACACCAAAAACAGATAAAGATGAAGGTGACCCGAAAAAAAGTTTTAGTTTCAATGGCATCCAAAATACCACGCGAGCTGGAGTACCAGTGCCTGTTGTTTACGGCGAGATGTTAGTTGGCGGTATTGTCGTTAGCGCCGGAGCTGACATTGTGCAGGTGTCTGGCTCATGAGTATCTACGGTGCTGGTGGAGGTGGCGGCAAGGGTAAACCCGGTGGCGCTTTTCGTAAATCCAAAGAATCCAAAGACAACCTCGACTCGACTGCTTACGCCAAAATCGTTGAAATTCTCAGCGAAGGCGAAATAGAAGGTTTTGCCACTCCCTCACGCCTGGGGCTGACGCAAGGCACGACGCAGTACATGAACGCGTCGATGAAGGATATTTACTTCAACAAAACGCGCTTACTTAACGTCGGCGCAGACAATACGCTGCCACAGGAATCTGATTTTAATTTTCAGAATGTTACGGTTGTAACTAGATTTGGCACCCAAATTCAGTCCTACGTGCCTGGTTTTGATGCAGTCGAGGAAGAGGTTTCCGTTAGCCAAGACGTAATTCTTTCTACACCAGTCGTCAAAACAATTACAGACATCAATGTAAATGCCGTCCGCCTCACGATCAGCGTTCCTTTACTTCAGAATGTACAGGATAATGGTGACATCGTCGGCACGTCACTATCACTGGCTATTGAGGTTCGTTACTTTGGTGGTAGTTATACCACAGCCATTACCGACACCATTTCAGGTCGCACCTCCGACTTGTACCAACGCGATTACATCGTCGATATCTCTGGCGCATTTCCGGTAGACATCCGTGTTAGTCGCACCTCTCCCGAACCCACAACCATTAGAGAAACCAATGCTTTCTCCTGGTCTAGTTACACAGAGTTAATTTACAAAAAGTTAAAGTATCCAAACACTGCTTATGTCGCAACACGTATCGATGCTGAGCAGTTCAGCAGTATTCCCAATCGTGCGTACAAGATCCGTGGTATCAAAGTTGCTATCCCGAGCAATGCCACTGTCGATCTTGAAACCGGTAGGCTAACCTACACCGGAATCTGGAATGGAACGTTCGGTGCTGCTGCGTGGACAAGCGATCCAGCTTGGATTCTGTGGGACCTACTAACTAGCAAGCGTTACGGATTAGGTGACCACATCCAGCCCAACACTCTGGACAAGTGGGCATTTTTCCAAGCTAGTAAGTATTGCGGTGAACTGGTATCAACAGGCTTAAATGATCCAATTAGTGAGCCACGTTTTAGTTGTAACGTCAACATCCAAACGCAAGAAGAGGCCTACAAGCTGATCGGTGATATGTGTTCGGTGTTTCGTGCCATGCCGTATTGGGCGGCTGGATCACTGAGCATGATGCAAGACCGGGAAAGTGATCCGGTTGCACTTTTTACTCTTGCCAACGTAAGTGAAGACGGCTTCAGCTATGAATCCAGTAGTCTAAAAACCCGCTCGACTGTTGTTGTTGTCGGTTGGCTCAACTTGGAATTAGGTGACATCGACCGCGAAGTGGTCGAAGATCCAGAAGGAATTGCTCGCTATGGCGTAGTCACCAAAGAGGTAACGGCATTTGCCACCACCAGTCGTTCACAGGCCCATCGTGTTGGCGAGTGGATTCTCTACTCCGAACGCTACGAGACGGAGGTTGTCAACTTCACAACCAGCCTAGAGAACGGAATCATTGTCCGCCCTGGAGCTGTCATCAACATCGCGGATCCAGTCAAGTCTGGTGCCCGTCGTGCCGGACGTATTAGTACCGCAACCGCATCCACAGTCACAGTAGACAACGCAACTGACTTGCCTAGCACTGGCACCTTGAGCGTGGTGCTGGCTGACGGCATCGTCGAATCGCGCAGTATCACTGACTTCACTGCCGGTGTGTACACGGTGTCACCAGCGTTCAGCACCACACCACAAAACGGCGGCGTGTGGATGGTCGAAACCGACGACATCCAACCAACTCAATGGAAAGTACTCGGCATCCAAGAGGAGGAGGGCGTCAATTATTCGATCACGGCAGTCAGTTACAACAGCAGCAAGTACGACTATGTAGAGCGTGGAGCACCGCTTGAAGCCCGCGACATCACCAACTTGAATGTGCCGCCTGAGACGCCGCAGGATCTGACTGGGACTGAAATTTTGTACCCATTGAATGGGCGCGTTACCACTAAGTTGGCATTGACCTGGAAGGGAGTCCGTGGCGTCAATGAATACCGCATTCGTTGGCGCCCTGAGTTTGGTAACTGGACTGAGACGCGAAAGTATGGCCCTCTTTATGAAATTGAAGACGCTAGTGCCGGTAATTATCAAATTGAAGTGTATTCCATCAGTGCAACTCAAGTAATCAGCAGTGCTCCCGCTGAATTAACTTTTGCTGTTACTGGGATCAGTGTGCCGCCAGCCGACCCAACCGGCGTGAGTTTAGTGCCAATCAATGAAAGCACCGCCATCATCCAGTGGGATCTGGCAACGGATTTGGACGTGCTGATTGGCGGCGAAGTGCTAATCCGCCATGATCCACGTTCATTACCAACTGCTGAATGGAGTACCAGCAACGCCATCGTGCAATCAGCGGCGGGCAACCAAACTCAAAAGCAAGTGCCGCTACTTGCTGGCACATATTTTGTTGCCTTCCGTGATCAATCCGGCATCCGTTCAGTAACGCCTGTTGCAATCTCGGCGGTGCTACCTTCTCCACAGCCACGGCTGGCGCTTAAGACGTGGGCGGAGAATCCCAACTTCACAGGTGAAGGCGACAATCTCAATCTCAACTTACCTCCGATGCTTTTGCTTCTGGAGGACGGCTATGCCTTGTTAGACGAAGAAGGTGATCCACTGTTACAAGAATCGTTAAATGGCTACTCAGGATTGTTCCTTAATCCTTCTGCTGGTTTTACAGGACATTATGTATATGAAGAAGAATTAAATTTAACGCAAATCTATGATGTAAACATTCGCCGCTACCTAGTCAGTTTCCCGGTTGCTATTACGGGCATTACGTTTGATGAAGTTACCGGCTTGTTTGACGCACAACCCGGAGATTTTGACGGCAGTAATTTGGATACGGTAAACGCCGTTACCTATGTTCGCACTACAAATGATTCGCTATCAGATAACTTCCTACTGGAAGATGGCGACGATTTGCTCCTGGAGGACGGCACGTTTCTGTTTATGGATCCTACCTGGGGCGGTTGGAACGAATACGTCAATGCCATTGTCCGTGGACGCGGCATTCAACTAAAAGTAGAGGGTTCCACCAGTTCACAGCAAGTCGGTTTGGTCGTATCAGAACTTGGTGCTACTGCAGAGTTGCAGCAACGCGTCGAGTCCGGTTCTGGCACGGGTAACAGCACGTATATTGTGACATTTGCGGCGGCCTTCTACGAAACCCCCCAAGTCGGTATAACACCATCTAACATGGCAACTGGCGACTACTTTACAGTGACATCCGTGTCCCGCACCGGCTTTACAGTAGCATTTAAGAACAGCTCAAATGCTGCTGTAAATCGTGACTACATCTACACTGCCACTGGTTACGGCAAGGAGGTTTAATGGCACAAGCTGACCAAACCGTACAAAACGATACATTTCCGACTGTACGAGCGGACATCAACAGCAACCTCGCAGCACTGTTCAGCAAGAGCAGTGGGAACAGTGCGCCGACGGTAACGGTGGCGTTTATGGACTGGGTTGACACCAGTGGTGCCAATCCAATCTGGAAAAAGCGCAACGCCTCAAATAACGCCTGGATCACGCTTGGCACAATTTCCGGTAGCACCATTGCTTTCGAGGGAACACTTCCCTCTCAGAGTGGTCAAAGTGGCAATTATCTAACCACCAATGGCACCGTCGCTAGTTGGGCGAGCATCCCTCCTGGCTCTACCAAGGAAGTGTTTACTGCCAGCGGCACATGGACTAAGCCAAGTGCCGGAACCATTGCGCTAATTACACTTTGGGGCGGCGGAGGTAGTGGCGGGCGGTACAACGGCTCAGTTGCTGGCGGTGGTGGTGGTGGTGCTTGCGTGCAAAGACTATTCCAGTTGTCAGATTTACCTGGCTCGGCGGCCGTAACAATCGGTGCCGGTGGAGCAGCAGTTGGATCTGGTACTAATGCAGCCGGGAATGTCGGCGGCACCAGTACGTTTGGAAGCTTGATGAGCGCCTACGGTGGCGGAGGCGGCGATTTTGGTGGAGGCTCAAGTGCTGTTGGCGGCGGCGGTGGGGGTAGTTTGAGCGCCGGTTCAACCCCAAGTGCTGGCGACGGCCACAGTTCTATTCTTGCCGGTGGCTCTGGCGGCAATACTTTGTCCCCCGGCAAAGGAAGTTGGGGTGGTGCAGGAGGCGGCGACGAAAACCAGACTGGTGCCACTGCATTCTGGGGCGGCGGGGGTGGCGGTGGTGCCAACGACGCAACTCAACGCGCTGGCGGCGACAGCCTTAATGGCGGCGACGGCGGCACCTCCAACACTGGTACTACAGCCTCAGTCCCAGGTGGCGGCGGCGGTGGATCACGTACAGCAGCCGTTTCCAGTGGGGCCGGCGGGGCTGGCCTCTGTATTGTTTACATCTGGTAATTTCCATGAACTACGCAGTAATCGACAACACGGGTTTGGTCGTTAATGTCGTCCAATGGGACGGAAGTACGCCGTGGGAACCCCCTGCCGGACACATCGCACTTCCCTTGCTTGATGGCGGCATCGGCTGGACGTTTGCGGACGGACAGTTTGTACCACCACCACCCAAGCCCGAACCCGAAGGCGATCCTGAGCCTGATCCCGGGCTAAACTAACCCTACTGGTACACAACTATGGCTGACCGCAAAATTTCAGATTTAACGGCGCTGACCACGCCAGCAGCAGGCGACTATGTGCCTATTGTTGACATCAGTGAAGCCGCTGCTGCCAGCAAGAACAAGCGCATCACGCTTGAAGAACTGTTCAAAGTGCCTGATGCCGTAAACATTGCAACCGGAACCACCACTGGCACCAAAATCGGCACCAGCACCAGCCAAAAAATCGGCTTCTTTAATGCCACACCCGTGGTGCAGCAAGCAGAACTGACTGACGAACTGACCACTATTACGCATACGTCCCCGGGCACGCCGGACTATGCGGTCCAAGACCTTGTACAAAACACCGGTTTCGGTTTTGTCACCAAAGACGAAGGCAACACCGTCCTGTCGGTCATCAGGAATTTGCAGATTCGCGTCAACGAACTTGAAACGCGACTGGCAACACTCGGTCTCATCGCGGACGCTGACTAATGGCCGTCCGCTCTAAGACCGGCACCGCCCGCATCGAGCACCGTCCCGGCCCACCCAAACTGACCAACCAGGGTCAAGGCAAGCGAAGCCGTCCGAATCATGGCCGCAAGAAAATGCGGGGGCAAGGTAAAGGCTAGTAGTTATACTCGATAGGTAGCCCGTTGCACCATGATTGAAATCGTTGCCGCCATCGCTGGCGCATCAATCAGTGTGGCGGCAATGGGCGCCATGGGTTTTAGCCGCAAATCTGACGAAGCCCGTGACGCTGTAATTCGACTAACCAGCGCAGTGGAACATATTGCAACTCAACTGGAAGTACTCCACACCGACATCAAAGATGATCGCCGAGAAACATTTCAGCGGTTGAATACGGTTGAACAGCGCGTGAGTAAGCTAGAGGCACATCCGCACGGTTAACCGTGGAGTTTCTGTCCCATCCCGCCTTCTGGATCATCGTCGCTGCTGCTTCTGAGCTAATTGCTCTGTCGCCGCTTAAAAGCAACAGCATCGTCCAGCTGGTGTTTCAGGTTCTGCGTCTGATTAAGGCAAAAAAGGTCTGATCGGTTTTGGCAAGCCGGGTTGGCAACGCAAACTTGAACGAGCCATCAACGACTGGTGGTTCTACAAGACGTTGCCGGCCAAGATCGACAAAGCCGAAGCCGACTGGCACGCAACCCAGCCACCGACCACGCTGCCACCTGTTGTGGTAGGGCATCCCATCGACCCTGAGTTGCAAACTGGCGAGAGTCAGTTGCTTGGCGGTCCCATGAGTATCTATGCACCTTGGAAACGTGACTAAATCGCCCGTCAAGCTCAGCGACTTGTTCCGGTATTACCGGCATGGCACGCCGCATCAAATGGCAGCCATCACTGAACTCGAGGCTGCGCTATTAAAGGTTGCGCCAGATGCTTTCAATAGGGACCAGTCGTGGTTCAAGACTTGGAGTCAAGCGGGCAAGCAGCCAGACCCGATCTACCTAGCACCAGCCGAGCGCATCATTAAGCAATGGGAAGGTTGCAAGTTGATTGCCTATCCAGATCCAGGCAGCGGCGGAGATCCATGGACCATTGGCTGGGGCACGACCCGAATCAATGGCGCACCAGTGCGACAAGGCGACAAAATATCTCAGGACTTTGCGGATGAGTTATTGCGTAACGAGATTCATCATGTTGCAGGCCAATTACACAAGTTAATTCCAATTACGCAGCAGTACGGTGCTAATCAGCAGGCTGCATTGATTTCATGGGCATATAACGTAGGCCTTGGCGCTGTCGAGGATTCAACATTGCGCAAACGGCTACTCGCCTGCGAATCTGGACAGGTGGTAATCCCACAAGAGCTGCCGCGATGGAACAAAGCGGGCAATCGCGAGATGCAAGGACTCACAAATCGACGTGCCGCAGAGGTGGCATTGTTCACCGGCAATACAAAGCAGCAGTCAGCGCCTCGCTTTGCGCCATCGGCGCCATTTACGACGTTGGTAACGCCGCACATCACCTATGGCGAGCTGTGCCTAGGAGAGGAACGCAGGCGATTTATCAATCAAGGACAGTGCAACATTGCTGCAGAAATCTGCACCTTCCTAGAGAAAGCCCGCGCACAATTTGGTAACAAGCCATTGATCATCACGAGCGGTCACCGTCCGCCAGCAGTGAACCAGGCAGTTGGTGGTGCCAGCAATAGCGAGCATCTCTACAAACCAGGATGCGGCGCTATTGATTGGTACATCAGCGGCGTACCCGTGCAAACCGTACAAAATTGGTGCGTCAAGAATTGGCCGTACAGCACCGGCTTAGGTGCACCAAAGGGATTCATTCACACAGGGATCAGGACTGGCAGACCCCGTGTGGTGTGGGACTATTAGACTCGCTGTGTAAGCCGCTACTAACGGCATGGCGATTACAATTGAAAGGGTGTCGCCAGAGCTTTTGGAGGTCCGAATACCGTACACCAGTACGAAGCAGGAGGCAACGTTCCTCCTGACATCTGATATTCACCTCGACAATCCAAAGTGCAACCGCAAGCTGCTGTTGCAGCACCTTGAGGAATGCAAGGCCATGGGCGGCCACGCCTTGATGTTTGGCGACGTGCTTTGCCTGATGCAAGGCAAAAAGGATAGGCGCGGCAGTAAGGGCGACATCAGGCCAGAGCACCTCGGTGGTAACTACTTTGACTTAGTATTCCGCGAGTCAGCAGACTTGCTGAAGCCTTATGGCGACATGATCTTGATGATGGGCGACGGCAACCACGAAACCGCTGTGCTCAATAACCAAGAAATTGACCCCCTGGAAAATGTCGTTCGACTCATGCGCAACGATGGCGCTGTAACCGAACACATGGGTTACCAAGGATTTGTCCGCTTTGTATTTAGGCAGGAATCTGGCAAGACACGCCGTTGCACATTATTTTTCCACCACGGCGCATGGGGCGGCATCGTTACCAAAGGCACCATGGGTGGCGGGCGATATGCACAGATTGCACCTGACGCCGATGTAATGATCAACGGCCACAACCACGAGCGCAGCATCGTTGCCCACCCCTGCTACCGCATTGCTGAAAATGGCAAGGCATGGGTTGAGCAGCGCTGGCACTTGCAGACCGGTACCTACAAGCAAGAGTTTGGCGCTACTGGCGGCTGGGCAATTGAGCGCATCGTGATGCCGAAGTCGCTTGGCGGTATATGGATGACATTAAGGCCAAGAGTGCGTGGTGGCGTTGATATTACATGCACGCCAACAGTATGAGGCAATACGTACTAGAGATTGAGTACACGATTGTGGTTGAAAGTAATAGCGATGACCCGGAAACGGTATCAGATGACTTTATGGCGCGGCTAACCGAGCTAGCGCCATCCAATGATCACATCCTCGGCCTTGCGGTTGAGGTGCTACCAATCCCCGAACTTCGTGGATCACCAGATTGTTGATTCCAACCTCATCAGCAAACGCAATGCAAAGCATCTATTTAGAAAGCAGATATTTGAAGCCTGGGGTCACTGCTGTGCTTACTGCTGCCTCCCGGCAGATACCTTGGATCATGTCAAGCCACGCCACAAAGGCGGCGGCACCGTCGCTACAAACCTAGTGCCAGCCTGCAAAAGCTGCAACCGCAAGAAAGGCAGCGAGGATTGGATTGAATGGTTTACAAGGCAACCTTTTTATTGCTTAAATCAAGCCGAGCAGGTTCGCCAGTGGATGCGCTCATCTGATGCCAAAACACCATAGCCTGCCATTGCTGCGCGTGATCTTTGCACATGCCAGCACAGCAAACACGCCACACTTTACCGTTATATGTATCAACTAAGTGAATGGTTGGTTGCGGCATTTATCTAGTGGCGTATCGGCCAACGGGTGTCTCATCATCATACGAAGGCGAGCTAGGCCGCGACGGTGCATCTCCTGTAGCCTGGTGCGACCGATACCGATTTGACTCTCCAGTTCCCGCCAGCTTGGGGGCTCAGACACCATGCGAGCAACCAACACTTTTTTAGTTGTTGCATCTAAATATTTATCCATGTATTCATAAAGTTGCTCAATGTTTTGATCCTCCTCGTAATCAAAAACAATAGGATCTGCAATTAACTCTAGGATTGTCGCATCGTCAACATTCTGCACTGTTCTATCAAGGCTGGTGACGCTGTAGCACTGTTTGAACGCATTGGACAAACTTTCTGGTTTTATATTTAACTCCAATGCAACTTCACTTAGCTTTGGCGTTCTTCCTAGCTTTTGCGCTAGCTCATGTGATGCTCGATTGGCGCGATAGAGCAACTCATGTAGCGCTGTTGGCAGTCTGATAATTGCATCACTCTGAAGCAGTGCCCTGCTAATCCCCTGGCGAATCCACCAGTAGGCGTAGGTGCTGAACTTGTAGCCTCTTGAATAATCAAACAGCTCAACGGCACGCGCTAGACCGATATTGCCCTCTTGTACCAGGTCCATGAACTCAAGCGTCTTGCGAGTGCGCTTTTCGTATTTACGCGCAACGTGAATGACAAGCTGCAGGTTGGCGCGGATGAACTGCTGTCTAGCGCGTTCGCCGCTGCGGTACTCCCGTTGCTCAATTTGCGTCAATGGCTCGGTTTTATTTTTCAATTCTCTCCATTTGGCCACACGGCGCCCAAGTTGTATCTCCTGCTGTGGCGTAAGCAATGGTTGCTTGGCAATATCGTTGAGGTAGTCCTTGATGGAATCAGTCATGGGTAATCCTTTGGTTCACACAATGGAAGCACAATTC